GGGGGCAGCCATTCTAAGACCCGTTTCTTCAAAGAGTTTAGACCCTGGGTGTCTGGCCGCCGCCGCCGCCGCCGCCGCCGCCGCCGCCGCCGCCGCCGCCGCCGCCGCCGCCGCCGCCGCCGCCGCCGCCGCCGCGCCAGTCTCGCTCTCCAGAATTTTTTTCTCCGCAAGGGATATACAAAAATGACGGGTGGTGGTCTTATGCAGCTCGTCGCCTACGGCGCCCAGGATGTTTACCTCACGGGTAACCCCCAGATCACCTTTTTCAAGGTCGTGTACCGCCGCCACACGAACTTCGCGATGGAGTCCATCGAGAACCCGTTCAACGGCAACCCCCGCTTCGGCAACCAGGTCACGTGCACGATCCAGCGCAACGGCGACCTGATCCACCGCATGTACCTGCAGGCCACCCTGCCGGCGGTGACGCTCCAGTCCAGCGACGGCTCTGGTGCCCAGTTCCGCTGGCTCAACTGGGTTGGCCACAACCTGGTCGACTGGGTCGAGCTGCAGATCGGCGGCCAGCGCATCGACAAGCACTATGGCGACTGGCTCCACATCTGGAACGAGCTCACGCAGGAGGCGGGCAAGCAGGCCGGCTACGCGAAGATGGTGGGCAACGTGCCGCAGCTGACGAACCTGCTCGTCCAGGGCGGCGAGCCGTGCGACAACGACTGCGCCGGCGGCGAGCCGAACTCGTCTGCCGAGCTCCTGGGCTGCGCGCCTGAGTACACGCTCTACGTGCCGCTCCAGTTCTGGTTCTGCCGCAACCCTGGCCTGGCGCTCCCGCTGATCGCGCTCCAGTACCACGAGGTGCGCATCAACCTGCAGTTCAACGACCTGCAGAACCTCTGCTGGGACATCACGCCGGCGATCACGAGCAACCTCCACACGGTGCGTGACCGCGTGAACGCGGCCAACCTGGTCGCCGCCTCGCTCTATGTCGACTACATCTACCTCGACACGGACGAGCGCCGCAAGTTCGCCCAGGTCTCCCACGAGTACCTGATCGAGACCCTGCAGTTCACGGGCGCCGAGTCCATCAACTCCTCCACGAACAGGCTGAAGCTGAACTTCAACCACCCGTGCAAGGAGCTTGTGTGGGTTGTCCAGCGCGACTCGTTCGTCAGCTGCGACGACACGGTCATCAACACCTGGAAGGGCCAGCAGCCGTTCAACTACTCCGACTGGTGGGACCGGTCGGCGCTCGAGTCAGGCTACTCCGTCACGCGCGTCGAGGGCATGGCCGGCAAGAACCCGGTCGTCACGGCGCTCATCCAGCTCAACGGCCACGACCGGTTCACGGTCCGCGAGGGTCGCTACTTCAACGAGGTGCAGCCGTACCAGCACCACACCAACGTGCCGGCCGTGGGCATCAACGTGTACTCGTTCGCCCTCTCCCCCGAGCAGCACCAACCGTCTGGCACGTGCAACTTGTCGCGCATCGACAACACCACGCTCATGCTCACGGTGTCCAACAACGCCGTCGGCACGGCCACGTCCTCGTCTGTCCGCGTCTACGCGACGAACTACAACGTGCTCCGTGTGCTCAGCGGCATGGGAGGCCTTGCGTACTCAAATTAATAAAATGTCTTTCGGATCGCCATCCCGTAGGCAAATGCGTATTAAACAGAATAAAAATACCAGTAGCCTTTTTAGAGATGTCTATGACACCTGTAAAAATTGAGGTAGTTAGTGCTCCTGATAGTTCAGTCAAGATGGAGGTTAAGATATGTAAAGCATTACGAGAACAGGGGAAGAACAAAGGAACGCAGTGCGGCTTTCCAGATACTGGAAATGGATACTGCTTGAAGCACGAAAAGCAGGCAACTCTTTCGAGTCTGAACACAGAAACTCAACAGAAATGTTCCAGAACGCGTTGTAATAATCTCATCCCTCTTACACCAGGTAGGTATGTGTACTGTGGAACGTGCGCACAAGATAAAGCAACTAAGAGAGCTACTCTAATACTATGTAAAGGAATGATTAATGATAAGCGATGTGAATCAAAAGCAGGATCTACTGGATTCTGTGGGATCCATGAGAAAAGAGGAGTTCTTCTTGAAGAGGCTGACAAGATTGGTAAGCGTATTTGTGGAGATGGTAAGCTTCCGTGTAAGAATTATACAGAAAATGATAAGTCAAAATGCGAAATATGTCTTGCACTTCAGCGTGAAATTGATACTACAAAGTATCAAGAACGTGTTAATAATTTGAATACGTGCCTTGGGTGTGGAGAGCATATTGCTTTCATGACATGTGGAATTAGTGGAAAAGAAGTTCAACGATGCGAGCCTTGCTATGATAAGTTGCGCAAGGTCGAGGCAGATCGTATTAGAGAACGAAATTTTGCTGAAGAAATGAAGCGTAACTCTTCAACACACTATACACAATACAAAACAAGTGCAGCTAAACGTAATCTTCCATTTGAAGTATCCTTAGACGAGTTTACTAGTATTGTAAATAAAAGCTGTACATACTGTGGTTATAGCCCTGAAAATGAAGTTATTGGTATTGATAGAATTGATTCTAGGTTTGGATATATCACTGGAAATATGACTCCATGTTGTAGGATATGTAACTGGATGAAAGGAACACTATCAGTTGAAGCATTTATGGAACAAATCTCAAGAATTGTAAACTTTAGTATATCACAGGAGTCTGAACTCTTCAAATCTGGTAGTGTCTTATCGAATGCTTTACAGAAGAAACCGGAACCAAAACCTGTTAAAGTCCCTGAACCTACACTAAAAGAACCGAAAGGACCCTATCTAGCAAATCTACCACCTCGTGATATTCCTCCTCCATCAATTCCTGCCGCAGAGCCTCCTCCACTCCCAGAAGAAAAGAAAGAGCATATTTCTTACATCCGCCCTAGTGAAATTGTATTGCACTTCTCAAATGGAACTCTTGCCAAATATTACGAAGATTGCTTGAAAGATGGACGATCTCCTACCTATGTGGAACGGTTGAAGAAGGCTGCCGCAGACTGTAAAACAAATATAGAATTTGCTGCTATCCTACGAGCCATCTTACAGACAGAAACTAATCGTGAAAAAATCACAGAAAGCTGTCGTAAACATATGTCATTCGATGATTTCAAAGGATATTTGAATGCTGGAACACCCGCATTTGCCCTTGAACTCCATGAATCAGTGAATGGTAAACTTCTTGGTTTCAAAGAAGATTTGACTGCTCTCTTTGCAAAATGGACAGATTATTCTGATACAGAAAAAGATAGATTCTGTAAGAAACTAATTGTTAAATACAGAAACCAACGTGCTCATGGTAAAGCTAAGGTTATTGAATAATCTCACTCCCACACAACCTCCAGATCCGCCACCCCCTCGGCCGCAGCCCACGCCAAGCACGCATCCAGTGCCCGCTGCCGCCTATCCATAAAGGTTCCTCCCTTCAATTGCCGACTAAAATGCTTCCAGTGCCATTCAAATGACAGTGCTGCGTGTGAATCCAAGAATCCACGCACATGGCAAACTCTATACCAGCCCCCAGGCCGGCTCGCAGTCGCCCGAGCACCACCTTTCAGATATCCATTGTGCTGTGCTAAACGGCGATCCGCATCTACAGTGGCTCCAATATAGGTTCGCCCCCCATCAACCGTTGCCAAACAGTACACAACCCATGTGCTCATCCCTCTAAAGTTGACCTCCACAACACCCTTTTACACCTCGTCCCCAAAGATGTATCAGACGGTTCTGACGGTGGCCTCGAGTCCTACATCCAAGCGCATCGCCAACGCCGTCCTCTTCGCTTTCGTTGCATGGTCAGCCACACGTCTCTATGCGCACTACTGTGCACCGGCTGGCCTGTACGGTTTCCTCCAGAGCTTCATCACGATGGACTCCACCCTGTGTAAGGTCGTCTTCGCTATCATCAGTCACACCCAAGTCCTCTATGGCGCCGCCCTCGCCACGCTCTTCTACGCCTTCGTGAACATGTTTCGATCCACGGTCCCTACTCCAATGCCAAGTCGTGGAACGCAGCGCCGTGTTTCAGATTCAGAGAAGTCTGACCAGGGTTCTGGATAATGTAGGCTAGATACCATGGTTCCTGAAAACTCGGCACAAAAATAGTATAAGGTACAATCTTCCACTGATAACAGATTTGGTGTAGATATGCTAAGAGTTTTTTTATGATAATGCGATTTGATCCCAAGTTCACAGTTAAGATACCTCCAGGTGAGA